GGCATAGAAAAAAACCCTTGACAAACCCAAAATCTAGTGATATGCTGTTCACAGCATATCAGTCAAGCCTAACAATGTTAGGCCAGAGGCGGACGCAAAAAAGCCCCGACTAGCGGGGCTTGGGATGGTGGAGGGCTTGCGCCCTCCCGGTAGTTTAGATGGTGTTGACGTCCACGCCCATCGCTGACAATGCGCTGACAATGTAGGTGTGCGCGTCGCGTTCCTTGTCTGTCAGACTTTCGGCTTTGGTGCAAGCCTTGTGCAAGGTGCTCAATTCCTCAATCAAGCGCAGGGTCAACGTGCGGGGTGTGCGGCTTGCCACGTCATCTGTAGTGGCTTCGCTAGTAGGTGCGCCCTCGATGTGCTCTTGTGCATACTTACGAACACGCGCCCAGACCGTTGACGGGTTACTATGCTTGGCGGCATTGAGCACCGCGAACAATGCTTTTTTCTCAGCGTGCACAGGCTTGGCGGCTTCGCCCTTGTCATTGTGTTCGACAAGATACCATTCGGCTGGCAAGGTGTTGCACAATGCATGGGCATACTCACGTTCAGCGCCATAAGCCCGAACAACAGCGTCAGCGACTGATTGACGCAACACAGCGATATCGTTGACTGTGGACACTTGAGTAACTGTAACTTGATTCATGATGTAACCTCTGATAATCTAACAATGTTAGGTAAACCCGCCTAACCGAGATGCAATCATTATCTGTTTGCATGAGTATATTATACCATAAAATAATGGGAAAATCAAGGATAGCGTGAACAATAATTACATAACATTGTTAGGTGCTAGGGGATAAAAAAAGCTCAAAACCCGTGACCCACCGGAGTGCCACCCCAACAAGAGGGGAGAAGGAATCCTAGAAATACCCTACACACTAATCTGCTCAAACGATCTTGCAATTTAAAAATTGGGCGGACTCGGCTAAAAATCGCCATACAGGGAACACCCCCCGGCCTAAGTAAAAACCCTTACCCCAAAAAATTTTTGCAAAAATTTTGAAACGCTGTTACATTTCAGGCATTCCTTTCATTGGTGCGCTTACCCGGTGATTAAATTGAACCCTACCCCGGATCATCCGATCCCATTTGATTTGTCCGACGAGTCTCCCGCGACTCAGAAGGATGGCATTGCGATTGCGGCCAACACAATCAACTTCATCGAGCAACTCGGCGGGGGCGTAGACTTCAACGAGAAAGATGGCGCTAAGGCTGTCGAGCTTGTTACAAAAGCTGCCAAGACACCCCAACACATTAAGTCCTCCGGCCAAGCCGCTGCCGCTTCGGCCATCCTCAAACGGTACGACTTCCAAGCTGTTGCAGATGCGCAACAAGCACGCAACCTGATTACCAACAAACTGATTGAGCTGTCCGACTGCGGCGACCCAAAGATTGAGATCAAGGCGCTTGAGCTACTCGGCAAGCATTCAGATATCGGTATTTTTACCGAGCGCAGCGAGATTACTGTGCACCACACCACTTCCAAGTCTCTTGAGAACTCAATTAAGGAGCGGATCAAGCGGTTGCTTAATACGGACGTAGCGGACATCACGCCGCTAGACGATCTGGATGCTCAGCTAGGCACACCGGGCTACGAAATGATCGAGTCGGCGGAAGTTGAAGAAGTTATGGAAGATTCCGAAGAAGAACCTACCAATGACTGACGAACAAGTCTCTCTTAACGATATCGAAACTCTGGTAGCTGCTGGAAAGTTATCGGACACGGACCTGCGGGTACTAGAGAAGCAGCTTATACATTTGGAGAAGCTCAAAGAACGTGAGCTATCTCAGGAAAAGTTCATCCATTTCACCAAACGGGTGTGGCCTACGTTCATTGCGGGCAAGCACCACAAGCGAATGGCAGAAGCTTTTGAAAGGGTAGCCCGTGGAGAATGCAAGCGCCTCATTATTAATATGCCTCCTCGCCACACTAAGTCAGAGTTTGCCTCTTACTTACTACCTGCTTGGTTTTTGGGCAAGTTTCCGGGCAAAAAAGTAATCCAGTCGTCCAACACGGGCGAATTGGCGGTCGGTTTTGGTCGAAAAGTGCGAAATTTGGTCGATTCCGAGGTCTATTCCAACATTTTCCCCGAGTTGCAGCTCCAAGCTGACTCAAAAGCTGCCGGAAGATGGAACACCAGCAAGGGTGGTGACTATTTTGCGATTGGTGTGGGGGGTACAGTGACCGGTAAAGGTGCTGACCTGCTGATTATTGACGACCCGCACTCAGAACAAGAGGCTGCGATGGCCGCAGTCAACCCAGAAGTCTATGACAAGGTGTACGAGTGGTACACGTCAGGTCCACGTCAGCGTTTGCAGCCCGGTGGGGCCATTGTTATTGTGATGACACGCTGGGCACAGCGCGATTTAACGGGCCAAGTGCTCAAAAACGCAGCTTTGCGGGGTGAAAACGACTGGGAAGTTATCGAATTTCCGGCCATCCTCCCAAGCGGGAACCCACTTTGGCCAGAGTTTTGGTCCAAGGAAGAGCTTGAAGCGCTGCACGAAGAACTGCCCAATTCCAAGTGGCAGGCCCAGTATCAGCAAAATCCTGTCGGTAACGAGTCGGCGATTATTAAACGCGATTGGTGGAAGATATGGGAGCCTGAAACGCCACCACGGTGTGACTATATTCTTCAGACATGGGACACGGCGTTTGAGAAAAACCAGCGGGCTGACTATTCTGCGGGTACGACTTGGGGCATTTTTAACTGCGAACAAGACGACTTGCGCCCAAACATCATTTTGCTCAACACGTACAAGAAGCGGGTTGAGTGGGTTGAGCTGAAGAAGGACGTGCTCAACGAGTACAAAGAGTGGGAGCCTGATGGGTTGCTTATCGAGAAGAAGGCTACCGGGGCTCCGCTAATCTACGAACTTAGGGCTATGGGTATTCCTGTGATGGAATACACGCCAAGCAAAGGGCAAGACAAAATTGCCCGGCTAAACTCAGTATCAGACATAATTGCGTCTGGGAAAGTGTGGGTTCCCCAAACTCGTTGGGCTGAAGAATTAGTCGATGAAATTGGGGCGTTTCCGTCAGGCGAGCATGATGACTTGGTTGACGCAACAACACTTGCTTTGATGCGTTTTAGGCAGGGTGGATTCCTTCGACTTCCCAGCGATGAGCCGGACGAAGTCAAGTTGTTCAAATCCAGTCGACGCAATGCGTACTACTAAGGATAAATGATGGCCACGAATATGTTCCCCTCTCTGGCGCAAGCCCCGCTTGGTTTGAGCGAAGAAGACGACATCTCAGACGATATGTCTGAAATTGAGATTCAGATAGAAAACCCTGACGGCGTGCTTGTCAATATGGACGGTATTGAGATTGACTTGATGCCTGACGAGGGCAAAGAAGGGGAAGAGTTTGACTCCAACCTTGCTGAGTTTATAGACGAGGGCGAGCTAGAGAAGATTGCAGGCGACATCATGGGCGATGTTGACGGAGACATTGCCAGCCGTAAAGACTGGGTTGAGATGTTCGTCAAGGGCTTGGATGTTCTGGGTATGAAGTACGAAGAACGCACTGAGCCGTGGCTCGGAGCTTGCGGGGTGTACTCCACAGTGCTGACAGAAGCTGCTGTTCGTTTCCAGTCCGAGACAATCATTGAGACGTTCCCAGCTCAAGGCCCAGTCAAGACCGAGATCATCGGTGCGATTGACAAGCTTAAAGAGCAAGCCGCTGAGCGTGTACGGGAAGACATGAACTACCAGCTTACTGAGGTGATGTCTGAGTACCGCCCAGAACACGAGCGCATGCTGTTCAACTTGGGTCTGGCTGGCTCGGCGTTTAAGAAGGTGTATTTTGATCCCAGCTTGGGACGCCAGACTTCGGTGTTTATTCCTGCTGAGGACATCATAATTCCCTACGGCTCCTCGGGTGCACGTACGGCAGAGCGCGTTACGCACGTCATGCGCAAGACCAAGAACGACCTGAAGAAGCTACAAGTCGCAGGGTTCTACAAAGACGTTGAACTGGGCGAGCCAGCGCAGGTGCACACAGACGTGGAGAAAAAGAAAGCGGACGAGCAAGGGTATTCCCTTACGGACGACGACCGCTACCAAATCTACGAGATTCAGATTGACTACAACTTGCCGGGTTACGAGGACGAGGATGATATTGCACTGCCGTATATCATCTCTATTGACAAGGGCACAAGCAAGATTCTGTCTATCTACCGCAACTGGGAAGAGGAAGACACACTCAAGATCAAGCGCCAGCACTTTGTTCAGTACGACTACATTCCGGGCTTTGGCGCTTATGGGTTTGGTTTCATCCACCTGATTGGTGGATACGCTCGCGCTGGCACTTCGCTGATTCGTCAGTTGATCGACGCCGGTACGCTGTCTAACTTGCCCGGCGGCTTGAAGACCCGTGGCTTGCGTATTAAAGACGACGACACCCCAATCTCTCCGGGCGAGTTCCGCGACATGGACGTGCCGTCTGGCTCTATCCGCGACAACATCATGGCTCTGCCGTACAAAGAACCGTCAATGGTTCTGGCCGGGTTGCTAGATAAGATCACGGAGGAAGGTCGCCGACTGGGTTCGGTTGCTGATATGAAAGTCAGTGACATGAGCGCCAATGCACCTGTCGGGACGACACTTGCCATCCTTGAGCGACAGTTAAAAACCATGAGCGCGGTGCAGGCGCGGGTGCACTACAGCATGAAGCAAGAGTTTAAGCTCTTGAAGAATATCATCCGCGACTACGCCCCCACAGAGTATGAGTACGACCCGGCCAGTGGCGACCGCATGGCCAAGCAGGGCGACTACGACATGGTGGACGTGATCCCCGTGAGTGATCCGAACAGTGCGACGATGGCGCAGCGGATCATGCAGTATCAGGCTGTGATCCAGTTGGCCCAAGGCGCTCCGCAGATTTATGACTTGCCTCAGTTGCACCGCCAGATGATTGAAGTCTTGGGCATCAAGAACGCTGACAAGCTTGTACCTACTAAGGATGACGAGAAGCCGAAAGACCCGATCAGCGAGAACATGGGCTTCTTGCGTGGCGAGCCTACACGGGCGTTCATCTATCAGGACCAAGACGCACACATCGCTGTGCACACTACGTTCTTGAAAGACCCGATGATTGCAGCGCAGATGGGCCAGAACCCTATGGCGCAGCAGATGATGGCCGCTGTTCAAGCTCACATTTCCGAGCACTTGGCGTTTGCGTACCGTCGCAAGATCGAAGAGCAGATGGGCGTGCCACTGCCGCCACCCGGAGAGCAGTTGCCAGAGCAGGTCGAGGTTCAGTTGTCTCAGTTGGTTGCACAAGCGTCAGCTCAGTTGCTCAATGCAAACATGGCTCAAGCTCAACAGCAGCAAAACCAGCAGATGCAGCAAGACCCGCTGGTGCAGATGCAGCAAGCCGAGCTTCAAATCAGTGCCAAGGAAGCCGAGACTAAGTTGCTCAAGGTCAAGGGCGACTTGCAGATAAAAGCGGAAGAGCTGGCGCTCAAAGCACGAGATAGCGCGGCCAAAACAGGTGAAGACCCGAACATGGCGGCTATGCGCACGCAGCAAGAGATCATGCAGGCACAGGAACTCCACGCCTTGGAAGTGGCTAGCCAGCAACAAGCTCAACAGCAGCAGCAACAAACGCACCAGCAGGGCATGGGGCAGAGCGATGAGCAGCACAAGATGGCCATGATGCAGAAGATGATGCAGGCCCAGCAACCCCCGAATAAAGGCTAAACATGGACAAAAAAATTCTGGAATTGCTCTCTTCCAAAATCGAAGAGCATCGTAAGAGTCAGGTACAAGTTTTGTGTGATGGTAGCGCGAAATCCTACGATCACTACAAAGAACTGAGCGGTTTTATCCGAGGTCTCCAGACCGTTCAGTACGAAATAGGTGACCTCGTGCGTAAACTTAAGGACTCTGACGATGACTGAATTTGATGTTAATGCGGTTGATCTAAGCGGTGTGCTAAACACCACCGCCGAAGAGAAAGCCAAACAAGTGCCCGATCCAGCTACATACCACTTGCTGTGTATGCTGCCCAAGGCCGAGGAAGAGTTTAGCGAGACTGGAATTTTGAAGTCTGCTACTGCCATGTACCACGAGGAGCTTTTGTCCCCCGTGTTATTTGTGGCCAAGATTGGCCCCGATGCGTTTAAAGACGCTAGCCGTTTTCCAAGTGGCCCGAGCTGCAAAGTTGGTGATTTTGTGTTGGTTCGCCCTAATACAGGGACCCGCATGAAAATCCACGGCACTGAGTGGAGGCTCATTAACGATGATTCCATCCAAGCAGTTGTGCAAGACCCTCGCGGTATTCAGCGCCCCAACTAAGGAGCAATCATGGCCACAGAAGAATTTAAATTCCCTGACGAGCGCGAAAGTAAAACCAACCAAGAAGAAAAGGTTGAGTTTGAAATTGAGGGCGAAGAAACGGAAGTCGAAGTAGTCGATGACACTCCGGCTGAGGATCGTGGTCGCCGACCAATGGAAGACCCGCCAAAGGACTTCGCTGAGGACGAGCTGAATAAATACGATGAGGGCGTGCGCAAGCGCATTCAGCATTTTACAAAGGGTTACCACGAGGAGCGCCGGGCTAAAGAGTTAGCAGAGCGCGAGCGCGAGGAAGCACTACGTATTGCCCAAACTGTTGTAGAAGAGAACAAGAAACTCAAGGGTTCTCTGAATACAAACCAGCAGGCGTTGCTTGAGCAGGCTAAACGAGTGGTTGGTAATGAGGTTGAAAAAGCCAAAGCCAAGTACAAAGAAGCCTACGAATCAGGCGATTCAGACGCTGTTGTTGAGGCGCAGGACGCGTTAATTACCGCTAAATCCAAAATGGATCGCGTGAACAATTTTAGACCCGCCCCTTTACAGGGGGAAAAAACTGAGGTACAAACTCAACAACAAGTAGTAAATCAGCCTCCAGTCGACCAAAAAGCGCTGGCTTGGCAATCAGAGAATAAGTGGTTTGGTTCTGATGATGAGATGACTAGCTTTGCACTTGGACTCCACACCAAGCTAGTTAAATCTGGAGTTGATCCTCAGTCCAGCGAGTATTACGAGAAGTTAAATTCTCGAGTTAGACAAGTTTTCCCAGATCAGTTTGAGTCTGAGAGACCGACGAATGCGCCAACTTCGTTGAGAAAATCAAACGTTGCACCTGCAACCCGTAGCACAGCGCCTAAAAAGATCGTGCTTACGCAGACACAGGTGAACATCGCCAAGCGGCTTGGAGTTCCTTTGGACCTTTATGCTCGTAAGGTTGCGGAAGAACAGTTAAGGAAATGAACATGGAAAAGTCAACACGTTTAGCACGGGAACTTGATACACGCGATGCAGCGGAGCGTCCAAAGCAATGGATGCCCCCTCAACTTCTACCCGACCCCAATCCGGAGCCGGGTTATGCGTTTCGCTGGATTCGTATCAGCTCTCTTGGCAAAGATGACGCCACTAACATTTCTGGAAAGTTACGCGAAGGCTGGGAACCCGTTAGAGCTATTGACCACCCCGAAATCCGCTTGTTTGGTTCTTCAAACCCGAAGTTCCCAGACTGTGTGGAAGTAGGCGGTCTATTGCTCTGCAAAACACCTGTGGAATTCACACAGCAGCGAGATGAGTATTACCGCAAACAAGCGGAGGCTCAAATGGCTTCGGTGGATAACACTTACATGCGCGAGAATGACCCACGGATGCCTATGTTTAAAGAACGTAGCTCCAAAGTCACTTTCGGTAAAGGTACTTAATCTTTTTTGGAGTTCACAATGGCTTATCCTACAGTCAGCGCTCCGTACGGCCTCAAACCCATCAATCGTATTGATGGCATGGCCTACGCTGGGGCAATCCGCCAGATTCCTATGGCTTCTGGCTACACCGCAACGTTCTTTGGCGATACCGTTTTGATCGTTGATGGTTATGTCAACAAAGATACAGGCACTACTGCCGCTACTCCATGTGGCGTGTTTGTTGGTTGCTCGTACACTAACTCTGCTGGTCAACCAGTCCAGTCGCAATATGCGCCTGCTGGCCAAACTAACATGGTTGCGTATGTTGTTGATGATCCAATGGCTGCTTTCCAAGTGGCAGTTGTGTCTGGTACTACCGTCATTGCAAGCGTAAGCCGCAGTGTGGTTGGTTCCAACATGGCTTTGGTGCAAAACGCAGGTAACACCAATACTGGTGATTCCGGCGTCGCAGTGTTGTCTTCCAGCACCGCCACCACCAACACATTGCCAATCCGCGTGATTGACGTTGTGCCCGCAACAGCTACTGGTGCCGACGCTTACGTCGAGCTGATCGTTAAGATCAACACCCACCAGTACAACAACACCACTGGTGTTTAAGGAGTCTAAATCATGGCTATTTCACGCGCACAACTGCTGAAAGAACTGCTCCCCGGCCTGAACGCTTTGTTCGGTCTTGAGTACGCTAAGTACGGCGAAGAGCACAAGGAAATCTACGAGACCGAATCCTCGGAGCGTAGCTTTGAAGAGGAAACAAAACTGTCTGGTTTCTCTGCTGCACCTGTTAAGAACGAAGGCTCCGCCATCGCTTATGACAATGCACAGGAAGCATGGACTGCACGTTACACACACGAAACAATCGCGATGGGTTTCTCCATCACCGAAGAAGCCGTGGAAGATAACTTGTACGACAGCCTCTCCAGCCGCTACACCAAGGCTTTGGCCCGTGGTATGGCTTACACCAAGCAAGTTAAAGCTGCTTTTGTGTTGAACAACGCCTTTACTGGTGGCCCAACATACGGCGACGGCGTGGTCCTGTGCTCTACAGCTCACCCTCTGGTGTCTGGTGGCGTTAACAGCAACCGTCCTTCTACCGGCGCTGATTTGAACGAAACATCGTTGGAAAACGCTGTTATTCAGATCGCTGCTTGGACAGATGAGCGTGGTTTGCTGATCGCTGCTAAGCCTAAGAAGTTGGTCGTTCCTCCTTCGTTGATGTTCGTTGCTACTCGTCTGCTTGAGACTGAGTTGCGCGTCGGCACTGCTGACAACGATATCAACGCCTTGAAGAACAACGGCTCGATTCCTGAAGGCTACTGCGTTAACCACTTCTTGACAGACACCAACGCTTGGTTCCTGTTGACTGACGTGCCTAACGGTCTGAAGCACTTTGTCCGTACGCCTATGGCTACTGGCATGGACGGCGACTTTGATACCGGCAACGTCCGTTACAAGGCCCGTGAGCGTTATTCGTTCGGCGTGTCTGACCCACTGGGCATTTTCGGTTCGCCCGGTTCGTCCTGATAGAAGCGGAAAAAGGGGCCTTGTGCCCCTTTTTCTTTTGGTGTATATTGCAGCCACTCCCGGACTTTTCCGGTGTATCTGACGGCTCCGGGCCGACGTCATGCAGACAGATACACCTTAACCGCATGAGGAAAAAATCATGGCAAATACCACATTCAACGGCCCAGTTCGCTCCGAGAACGGCTTTCAAGACATCACCATTAACGCCACCACTGGCGCTGTTACCGTGGACGCTACCTTCGGTGCAGCAACCAGCGTGGACAGCGTTACAGTTTCTTCCTTCGTGGACCTGCCTGCCATCCTGACTGCCGCTTTGCCTGCCGCTGCCGCTGGCAATGCTGGCCAAGTTCGTTTGATCTCTGACAACGGCGCTGGCAACAACGAGTATTGCTTGGTCATCAGCACTGGTGCCGCTTGGGTTACTGCCGTTGGCGCAGCCCTGAGCTAATTGATCTCGGGGGCTTCGGCCCCTGTTTTAAAGGAGATTGATTATGTCGATGCAAACCGATGTCCTAGCGGTACACACCGAAGCTACGGCTACCGTGGTGACTTACCGCACGCGTGTCAGAGCCTACCATTGCATTTCTGGCGGAACCGCTGGCGATGTAATCTTCCGTGACGGCGGTGCAAGCGGCACCGTACTGTTGCAATTTAACATTGCGACGGGTACGCAGCCAATTACGATGCCGCTTCCCGGCCAAGGGATTTTGTTCAGAACGAACGTCCATGTAACGCTCCCTGCTACCGCAAAAATCACGGTGTTTTATGGCTAAGAAGACCCCATCCCTTGCAATCGGTCGTGGTGAGAAGTTACCTGCCTCCAAGGGAGCTGGGTTAACAGCCAAAGGCCGTGCCAAGTACAACGCTGCAACCGGTAGCAACCTCAAAGCCCCGCAGCCGCAGGGTGGCAAGCGCAAGGACTCGTTCTGCGCACGCATGTCAGGTATGCCCGGTCCAATGAAAGACGAGAAGGGCAAGCCCACTCGTAAAGCCGCGTCATTGGCGCGATGGAAGTGCTGACATGGACTTGATGGTCTGGAACGTTCTGTTGTCGTTTGCTTCTGCAGCGTTGTTGCTGTGGGTGCGCGTGTCGCACGATGAAGTGAAGCGCCTGAGCATCTTGTTGAGCAAGACCCGTGAAGAGAACGCTGAGAAGTACGTGACCAAGGCGGATGTGCACAGCGACATCAATCGTGTTCTGGCCCGGTTGGACCGTCTTGAGAGCAAGATTGATGACTTCATGAAGGAGCATCGCAGTGCCCTCAGTTAGCAAGAAACAACATAATTTTATGGCGGCGGTGGCTAACAACCCAGCGTTTGCTAAGAAAGCAGGCGTCCCACA